CGGTCGAACGGTACATCCAGAGCAGAGAAAGGAATGCCGAAGATGTGTTTTTGGAACGCGACGGCGAGCGCATCCCTTACAAGGATGTGCCGAAACCGAAGGAGGAAGAATAATGCGTGTGTTTTTGAATCCGGGGCACGCCCCTAACGGAAATCCAGATCCCGGCGCGTGTGGATATGGGCTGCGGGAATGTGACGTAGCAAAGAATGTCTCAGACCTTGTGGCGGGCTATCTCACTGCCGCAGGTGTAGAAGTTGTGGGGAGTCTTCAATCCGACAGTCTGCATGAAGTAGTCTCGGCTTCCAATCGTGTGGATGCCGATGTGTTTATCTCCATTCATTGCAACGCCTGTAACGGAAGTGCGAACGGGACGGAGGTCTGGCACTACTACGGAAGCGACGCAGGGGAGACACTGGCACGCTGCATCCAGAATCAGATTGTGGATGCGCTCGGAATTGTGGATCGCGGCGTGAAGGGTGCAAAGCCCGGTGTCAACGGTCTGTATGTTTTGAGCAACACCAATGCGGTCGCCGTACTCGTGGAACTTGCATTTATTGACCATGCGAGTGACGCAGAATTGCTCTGCAGCCGGCAGGATGAATTTGCCCGCGCCATTGCGCGTGGGGTAACGGACTATGAAGGAGAGTGTTGAAGATGAAACTGGAACACATTCAAAACGAACTGAAGAATCATGTAGGGGACTTCGTACGGACGGAAGCGAAGGAAGCGACCGTCCTCTGGCTGCACGAGAAGGGGCTTCCCGCGGCGCGTGAGGTATCGGCGGCGTACACGGCGGCACTGAAGGAGAGCGCGGAGAAGGAAACGGGATGGTGCAGATTCCGTGACCGCATCTTCCTACCGCTTGTTATCGACGGGGCGATCTGGATGACAGGCAAGATGCTCGAACGCATGACGGTATCCTCGGCAGGGAAATGATGGGCATAAGATCTATTTGATGAGATAGAGTCGGTGTATACAACAGAATCCGCTTGCTAATTCTTCCCACGTGAGTGATGAATGTAATGACCAAAGTACATGAAGGAGGTAGTCACCATGAAGGTCAATTACAACATCCAAAAGGAAGAGCGCAAGGCGATGGTCGGGATCATCAGCAAGGCAGTCGGCGAAAAGCTCGTCTACTGCGCCGCACCGAGCTTTTCCTACAAGGTCGGCGCATTTGAGATCACGAAGGACGGCAGCCTTTGCTTCGACGATGGGGCTGATGAAGCGACGGTGGCGCGTGTGCGGACGGGCGGTGCGCGAGGCGGGCTTTACGTCCGAGGATGGGGAAAACGAGCCCTCCTGCGCGGACACAGCGGCAGACGAGCCGAGCCGGACGGAAGCGGCAGTGGATACGCCGACCTTTACGGAAACGGCGAATGCTCCCACCCCAACGGAAGCGGCAGAAGCCGATGAGGATAGCCTTTCTATCAGCCTCCCGCGCAGCCTTTTCACGGAGACGGCACTGCAGAATCTGGACGCACTCCTTCTGAGCAAGGGGCGGCTGATTCGTCACGCCTTCGACATCAAGGAAGCGACCTACATGCTCACCAATGACCGCATCACCTTTGCGTGGCTGCACGGCACGATCACCGACGAGACGGCAAAGGCATACGCCGAGTTTATCAGCAAGCTCTGCGAGATGGCACGGACGCAGAAGCGTGTCACGGCAAAGGAGAAGATCGTGGACAACGAGAAATACGCATTCCGCTACTTCCTCCTGCGTCTTGGCATGATCGGAAATGCCTACAAGGTGAGCCGCAAGATTCTCTTGCAGAACCTCACGGGCAGCAGCGCGTTTAAGAGCGGACATCGGAAGGGAGATGAGCGTCATGCGGTTTCCGAGTAGAGAGCAGATCGCCGTGCTTCGAGAGCGGTATCCGCGCGGGACGAAGGTGAAACTCCTCGCGATGGACGATCCGCAAGCGCCGCCTGTGGGGACGCTCGGTGAGATACTGGGTGTTGACGATGCCGCGCAGCTTCTCGTCCGATGGGAAACAGGCTCCTCGCTGAGCATCATCCTCGGGGTTGACCGCTTCGAGATTGTGCAGGAAGGCGGCAAGGCATGAGCGAGAAGATTTTCTCCCAGATCATGCACATCCGCGACTCCGGGCGGGTGAATATGCTCGACGTTCCCGCCGTGCAGCGCATGGCATTCGAGATGGGATTCTACGAACTCGTCTGCTTCATCGAGGATGACCGTGCCGCATATATCCGCTTTATCCTCACAGGTGAAAAATAGTCGACGATTTCAGCGATTCAGCACAGCCTTTCGGGGCTGTGTTTCTCTCGAAAAATAAGTGTAGTTTATCCGAAATATGACTTGCTATATTCCTCGTTTAGAGACATATATGTACATGATCGAAGGGAACAACCTACACACAGAAAGCGAGGAACACAAAATGAATAGCGCAGAAGCAAGATGGCTGAAGACCACCACGATGGAGCACCTCGATGAGATGCGGTTCGGGACGAGCGGCGCGATCCTTCGCTACGGCGAGCAGATCCTTGTCGTCGGGATGGAGTGCTGGGGCTTCCACGCAGCCATCTACGAGATGGTCGAAACGCCGGAGGAGTCGGGCTTCGCGGACATCGAATGCCGCTTGAACCTTGTCGAAGCCGCCACCGAGCTTTTCGAGGACGGCGGGCACGCGATGGCTTGGTGCATGAAGCGCATCTAAGCCACGCCGAACAAGAAAACAGCCCTTCGGGGCTGCTTCTCGTTACAGATATTTCGAGTCGCTGACGGCGGCTCTTTTTTGATGGGGGTGCTTGCTTGCGGAAACTGACGGACTACACACCGACAAAGTTCATGGCAGAGGACGCACACTATGACAAAGCCGCTGCGGATTACGCCGTGGGCTTTATCGAGTGCCTGTGCCATACGAAGGGGACGTGGGCAGGAAAGCCCTTCGAGCTGATTGACTGGCAGGAGCGCATTATCCGAGACATTTTCGGAATTCTGAAGCCGAACGGCTATCGGCAGTTCAACACGGCATACGTTGAGATTCCCAAGAAACAAGGAAAATCAGAGCTTGCCGCCGCCGTTGCACTTCTCCTTTGTTGCGGCGATGGGGAGGAACGTGCCGAAGTCTATGGCTGTGCCGCCGACCGTCAGCAGGCGAGCATCGTATTTGAGGTCGCAGCCGATATGGTGCGGATGTGTCCCGCCCTCAGCAAGCGAGTGAAGATCCTCGCCTCCTAGAAGCGTATGGTCTATCTGCCGACGAACAGCTTCTATTCAGGTGCTTTCGGCAGAAGCCTACTCGAAACACGGCTTCAACATTCACGGCGTCGTGTTTGATGAGCTGCATACACAGCCGAACCGCAAGCTCTTTGACGTTATGACGAAAGGTTCCGGCGATGCGCGTATGCAGCCGCTTTACTTCCTCATCACCACGGCAGGGACGGATACGCAGTCCATCTGCTACGAGACGCACCAGAAAGCGAAGGACATTCTCGAAGGGCGAAAGATCGACCCGACCTTCTATCCCGTGATCTACGGAGCGAAGGAGGATGAGGATTGGACAGACCCGGAGGTCTGGAAACGGTCGAATCCGTCCCTCGGAATTACGGTCGGCATTGACAAGGTACAGGTAGCCTGTGACTCTGCGCGGCAGAACCCTGCCGAGGAGAACAGCTTCCGACAGCTGCGGTTGAATCAATGGGTGAAGCAGTCCGTGCGGTGGATGCCGATGGACAAGTGGGATAGCTGTGCCGCCCCTGTTGACACTGAGTCCTTAGAGGGTCGTGTCTGCTACGGCGGTCTTGACCTTTCCTCCACGATGGACATTACGGCGTTCGTGCTCGTATTTCCTCCGATGGAGGAAGATGAGCCGTTTGCCGTGCTTCCGTACTTCTGGATTCCCGAGGAGAATATTGACCTTCGCGTGCGGCGTGATCACGTTCCGTATGACGTGTGGGAGAAGCAGGGCTTTCTTATGACCACCGAGGGGAATGTCGTGCATTACGGTTTCATCGAGGCTTTCATCGAGAAACTGGGCGAAAAGTACAACATCCGCGAGATTGCTTTTGACCGATGGGGCGCGGTGCAGATGGTACAGAATCTCGAAGGGATGGGCTTCACGGTTGTTCCGTTCGGACAGGGCTTCAAGGATATGAGTCCGCCGACCAAGGAGTTGATGAAACTGACTCTGGAAAAGAAAATAGCGCACGGCGGGCATCCCGTCATGCGCTGGATGGCAGACAACATCTTCATTCGCACCGACCCTGCGGGGAACATCAAGGCAGACAAGGAAAAATCCACGGAGAAGATCGACGGTGTGATTGCACTCATCATGGCACTTGACCGTGCGATCCGCTGCGGGAATGATACCTCCGCATCTGTCTATGATGGGAGAGGAATTTTGTTGCTGTGATTCGAGTTCTGAATCAGAGTGCGGCTACTTGGAGCTTCAATCCAAGCGGCTGCATGAGTTTGAGCAAGGTGTCGATTTTGGGCGTTGTTTTGAAGGATTCGATGCGTGCAACGGAGGAGCGTTGCCACCTTATTATATTTCTCCGTATTTTGAAGAAGATCTGATTCGCTGACTTCTATGTTCTTTTTATGAACTTACCAAAAACTTTTGCTCTTGATGCTGATAGGCGCAATTATCCTGTGTCTTTTTATTGGGGTATAATTCGCGGCGAGGATTCCATCTTTTCTTTTGGAAGCAGTGCAGTGAAACATATTCCCAATACGCGAAGATTTAGTTGCTTTTGGGAGAAGATTATGTATGATGCTTTCTGGGATTTTTTTCCTAATCAAGCAGGAAAAATTACACAGAAAGAGAACTAATACAATACTAACTTTTTTATTAAGCATTGGAAGGAGAGGTTCATCTATGGCAAAGAGTAAAACAGCTGGAGTAACAACTGCTAAATCAGTTGTGGACAATGCTGCTGGAATTGAAAGTATGGGAAAGATGGGAGAAGGGCTCAGCCAGCTTAATACAATGCGAGGTGGCGAAAAGGGGTTTAAAGGGTTTGTAGCAGAAGAAATGCAAGCTGCAGAGGCTTCGGCTAGCGGTAAAGCTACATCCGTTGTAAATAACAACGGTCCTGCTGACCTGATATATACTGGAAAAAACGGGCATAAATATATGCAACAAATGAAGATGGGGTATAAACCTGGGCAAATTGATTTTGCTAAATATAAAGGTCAGACTGTAATTGTTGATAAAGGGAATCCTTATTTTGAACAATTGGCTAGAGAGGGGAAGGCTCAAGGGGTTAAGGTTGTTCAAGGCAATATCACTAATGAGGAAGTAAAGGCCTTATCCAAGGCGATGCAAATGGAAACTGAAATAACAGGTGCGAAAACAGCCACTGTTGTACCTAAAGTTGCTGCCGCTCACAAAGCTGGTATGCAGGCAGGAAGAACCGGAGCATTATATGGTGCGGGATTTAGTATGGCGACAAATGCTGTAGATGTAATCAGTGGCGATAAAAAGGTCGGAGATGCTGCGGTCGACGTGGCTAAGGACACCGCTATCAGCTATGGTGCGGGCTATGCTGTAGGTGCTGCAGGAAGTGCTATCGCTGGCACTTCAGCTGGAGCAAGTGCAATAGCTGCTGCGAGTGCAGCTGGCTCAGCTGTGGCGGGGACTACTGTAGGTGGCGCAGTAATAGGTGCTGCTGGGGCTGCAACAGGAGCTGCGGCTGCGGCAGGGACTGCTGCCACAGGGGCAATAGTTGGAGCAGTGGGGAGTGTTGGGAGTGCTGTTGGTGGGGCTGCAGTGGCTGCTACGGCAGGAACTGCAGTCGGTGGAGCTGTTGCTGCTGGTGTGGGGGCTACAGCAGCAGCAGCAACAGCTGTTGGCGCTGCTGCTGTAGCTGCTGCACCAGTAGTAGCTGTAGGCGCGGCAGCAGGTTTGCTATATAAAGGAATCAAGAGTTTATTTAGTGACTAAGACCTAGGAAAAATAATACGTCTGCATTCGTCTGTGGTGACAGGTAGTCCTATTGCTCTGATGAGCGAAGCGTGTTATTCCATGAGTGTCAAAGAATGGATGAGCAAGGGTCAGCTCCACTTTCCCGCTTGTTTTTGTAGTAATGCATAATGGTCGCGACCGCCAACAATAGTGGAGTCTCTGTTGAGTTGAGCGGGCGACCGTTTTCTTTGATGCGCACCTGCGCGTGATGGGAGGCATTCATCGTGGAGGCTTTGAATGTCTGCTAGGCGTGCTCTTGCCTCCGTCCTGAAATAAGGAGGTGGGGCAACCCATCACAAAACTGAATGTTAGCGTCTGCTGCTATAGCGGGTGCTTTTTTCATGCCATTTTTGAAATGGAGGTTTCCATGAACCTATTCACAAAACTCTTTCGTTCGCGGGACAAGCCTACGAATCATCTTGGCGGCTTGTCCTTTTTGTTTGGACAGACGGCGGCGGGCAAGGCGGTCAACGAGCGTACTGCAATGCAGACAACGGCAGTCTACGCCTGTGTTCGCATTCTCGCAGAATCCATCGCAGGGTTGCCCCTTCATGTTTACGCATACAAAGGGCAGGGCAAAGAGCGTGTGCCGGAGCATTCGCTATACTTCCTGCTCCACGATGCGCCGAATCCCGAGATGACTTCCTTTATATTTCGCGAAACCATGATGAGTCACCTTCTTTTGTGGGGAAATGCTTATGCACAAATTTTGCGGGATGGCAGGGGGCGTGTCCTTGGACTTTATCCGCTCCTTCCGGATAAGATGGAGGTGAGCCGTGACAGCCGCACAGGCGAACTCTACTATACTTACACGCGAAGCACGGAGGAGAATCCGAATTTTGCGGACAAGGGGCAGATTCGTCTGCGGCGTGAGGATGTACTTCACATTCCGGGACTCGGCTTTGACGGTCTCGTCGGCTACAGTCCGATTGCTATGGCAAAGAACGCCATCGGGATTGCACTTGCCACGGAGGAATACGGAGCGGCATTCTTCAAGAACGGAGCGCGTCCGGGCGGCGTACTTGAACATCCGGGGGTTCTCAAGGACCCGTCGAAGCTCCGTGAGAGTTGGCACGCCGTTTACGGTGGAACGATGAACACGGGCAGGATTGCCGTCCTTGAGGAGGGCGTAAAATATCAGCAGATTGCCATACCGCCCGAGGAGGCGCAGTTCCTTGAGACGAGGAAGTTCCAGATCGACGAGATTGCACGACTTTACCGTGTACCGCCGCATATGGTCGGAGACTTGGAGAAATCCTCGTTTTCGAACATCGAGCAGCAATCGCTTGAGTTTGTAAAGTATACGCTGAATCCGTGGGTCGTGCGTTGGGAGCAGTCGCTACAGAAAGCACTGCTGACGGAGCAGGAGCGGAAGGATTACTTCATTCGTTTCAACGTGGACGGACTTCTGCGCGGAGACTACAAGAGCCGCATGGAAGGCTATGCCATCGGGCGACAGAACGGATGGCTTTCGGCAAACGACATTCGCAGCCTTGAGGACATGAACCCCATCGAAGCGGAGGAAGGCGGCGATCTCTATCTCATCAACGGGAATATGACGAAACTGAGGGACGCAGGGCTGTTTGCCGCTAGGCAGAAGGGAGAAAGCGATGAAGCGTAAATTTTGGAACTGGGTACGGAACGAAGGAGAGAAGCGAAGACTTCTCCTCGATGGTGAAATCTCAGATGAAACATGGTGGGGCGATGAGGTCACACCTCAGATGTTCCGCGAGGAACTGAACGCTGCCGAAGGAGATATTGACCTCTGGATCAACTCTCCGGGTGGGGACTGCTATGCGGCGGCACAGATTTACAATATGCTCATGGAGTATAAGGGGAACGTCAATGTCAAGATTGACGGAATTGCCGCCTCTGCCGCATCCGTTGTTGCGATGGCAGGATCGACCATCGAGATTTCGCCATTGGGGATGCTCATGATCCACAATCCCATGACCATCTCCATCGGGGATACACACGAGATGGAGCGGACGATTACCTTCCTTGCCGAAATCAAGGAGAGCATCATCAACGCATACGAACTCAAGACGGGGCTGTCCCGTGCGAAGATTTCACGGCTGATGGATGCCGAGACGTGGATGAACGCCAAGAAAGCGGTGGAGCTTGGATTTGCGGATTCCGTTCTCTATGCGGACGCACAGCGTCCTTTGACAGACACGGTGGACGGATTGATCTTCTCCCGTGCCGCTATCACGAACTCCCTGCTCTCGAAATTCGGGCAGGGGACACAAACAAATAATGTCGATGCAGAGCCGCTCAAACGACGGCTCTTTTCTATTTCACATTAAGGAACTAATGGAGGTACAAGAACATGGATAAGATCATGGCAATGCGCGAGAAGCGTGCAGAAATGTGGGAACAGGCAAAGCAGTTTCTGGATTCTCACGAAAAGGACGGTCGTCTTACGGCAGAGGATGCCAAGGCGTATGAGCAGATGGAGAACGAGGTACTCGCGCTTGGCAAGGACATCGAGCGCATAGAGCGTCAGGCGATTCTTGAGGCGCAGCTTGCAAAGCCTGTAACGGCAGCAATCACCAACACTCCGGGGGCTGCGTTCAATGCAGAAAAGACGGGGCGTGCAAGCGAGGCATACCGCTCTGCGATGCTCAAAGCTCTCCGTACGAACTTTCGGCAGGTGGAGAACGTCCTGCAGGAAGGGACGGATGCCAGCGGAGGCTATCTCGTTCTCGAGGAATATGACAAACGTCTCATCGACGTTCTGAATGAAGAGAACGTCCTGCGTCCGCTTGCGACGGTCATCACAACGAGCGGGGAGCACAAGATCAACATTGCCGCCACCAAACCTGCGGCATCGTGGATTGAGGAAGGTGCGCCGCTCACCTTCGGGGACGCGACCTTCGACCAGATCGTCCTCGACGCACACAAACTCCACGTCGCGGTCAAGGTGACGGAGGAGCTGCTCTACGATAACGCCTTCAACCTTGAGAACTACCTCATCGAGCAGTTCGGCAAGGCACTCGGCAACGCAGAGGAGGATGCGTTCCTGAATGGCGAGGGGTCGCACAAGCCGAAGGGACTCCTTGCCTCCGCAAAGACATCCGTTACCACGGCGGCAGCCGACCTCAAGGCAGACGAACTCGTCACCTTCGTTTACAGCCTCAAGCGTCCCTACCGCAAGAATGCGGCGTTCATCGTCAACGACCAGACGCTTGCCAGCATCCGCAAACTCAAGGACGCGAACGGTGCGTATTTCTGGCAGCCATCGTATCAGATGGGCGAACCCGACCGTCTGCTCGGCTACCCCGTCTACTCCTCGGCGTATATGCCCGCTGTCGAGGCGGGAAAGATCGTCATTGCATTCGGCGATTACTCCTACTACAACATCGGCGACCGTGGGACACGTTCCCTGCAGGAACTCAAGGAGCTGTTTGCGGGCAACGGCATGGTCGGCTATGTTATGAAGGAGCGCGTGGACGGCAAACTCGTCCTCGAGGAAGCGGTGCAGACGCTCAAGATGAAGGGTTGATGTATGTTTGCGGCAAAGAGGGGAGGTTGTTCTATGCTTGTGCCGCTTGCAGCAATCAAGCAGTATCTGCGGATTGACGGAGATGAGGAAGATGACCTTCTCATGCACTTTACTGAAACGGCAGAACAGATTTGTACGGCACTTCTGCGTGTGAAGAAACTGTCCAAGGTCGAAGATCAGGCGATTGTGCGCGTTGCAATCCTCTATGCCATATCCTATCTCTACGAGCACCGGGAGGAAGCGGATCACAGAGGTCTTGCCTTGACACTGCGTTCCCTGCTGTTCGGTGTGCGGAAGGAGGTCTTTTAGGTGAGAGTGTCGATGAGTGAACTGCGTCACCGAATCACTATCCTGCGCCCCGTAACGGATACAGACGATGAGGGGAATATTCTCGCACAAACAACACAGGAAGTCGGAAAGGCATGGGCACTCGTTCTGCCGTTTGCCGCAAAAATCTCCGACGGGTATGCGGAGAAGGTGCAGGAGGTGGATCATCGTGTCGTTATCCGTTACCGTGCGGATGTGCGCGTGACGGATCGTATTCGTTGGGGTGACAAAACGCTCACACTTGTTGCGCCGCCGTATCCGCTTGGAGGGAAGAAACGGTGGCTTGTCATAGAATGCAGGGAGTTGGTGGAAGATGGCTAGATACCGTGGATTCGTTTCTGCCGAGAAGATTCTCTCGGAACTTGGTGTGGAGGCGACGACTGCGGCAAAGGAAGCCCTCGCGCATGGCGCGGACGATATGGTCGCAGAGGCAAAGAATCGCTGTCCCGTCTATACGGGAACAGATAAGCGTGTGGTCAAAGACGCACTGCGCGACTCCATCCATAAGCGACCGCGACGCAAGGACGGCTCCGTTTGGAGGATCGCGGCAGATGCGGAGTCGCAGGATGGCGTTCCCTATGGCGTACTCGTCGAGTTCAGCCCACGCATCAACCGCCCGTTTCTCTATCCCGCGCTTGATGCCAAGAAGGACGGGACCCGTTCTGCCATCGTCGATGCCGTCCGTATGGCAATACGGAGGAGAGGAAAATGAGTACGGCACGGATGGTGTATCAGGCACTTGTGCGCTCGAAGGAGCTGACGCAGCTTCTCGCGCATGGGAAAAAGGGCATCTACCACGGGCGCAGTCCCGATGCTGGGACGTATCCGATTCTCGTTTACTCCGTCATTTCCGACGTTCCTGCGCTCTCGGCAGATGGTATGGAGTTCGAGCGGCGCGTGACGGTACGCATCCATATTCTGACGAAGGATGGGAGATTCGGAGAGATTCATCGCGCTGTGCAGAACGCGCTTCTGCCACTCGGCTTTGTAAGGGCGCAGACGCAGGAGTTCGTTGAGAAAGATATATTCGTGGAAATTACAGATTACAGAACAGCAGTGGAGGGAGAATAAAATGCCAAGTCCAACACCAACAGCAAAGCCCGCCGGGAATCTGACAAGCGGGCAGTTCATCAACATCCAGAAACTTCACATCGCCAAGATGCTCACCGATGAGGTGGGCGGCAGTGCGACCTACGAGAAACCCATTCCGCTCGGGAAGCTCCTGCGCAAGGTGGACATCAAGCCGCAGACGAATCAGGCGGAGCTTTTTGCCGACGGTCAGTCCGTGGATACGGCATCGAATACCGCATCATACGATCTGACGTTTGATACCGCCGCATTGCCGCTTGAGTATACTGCCTATCTTCTGGGACACAGTATCGAGAATGGCGTGATGAAGGCGGGCAAGGACGATGTCGCACCGTACTTTGCCGTGCTCTTCCAGTCGGATAAGCGCAACGGCAAGAAGAGATATACCAAATTCTACAAAGATGAGTTTTCCTAGGGATACATAATCAACGTAGTTTTATCGACAATCTTCAAGAGAAAAAACGACCATGTGGACG